GGTGCGGTTGCAGTAGGTTGTGCAGTTGGTGCAATTGGACCCAATGCACTTGGATGTGGTTGTCCACTTTCCAATGCCGCTAATTCTGCTGGATATAATCTAGTAAATCCTGCACCTTCAAGAGTTTTTGCGGCTGTAGCACCTTGAGCACCTTTAATGCCTTTATAACCCATACGAGCCATAGTAGGCAAACCACCACTAGTCAGCACATCTAAGCCAACATCAGTTAATAAGTTTAATGGATTACGATAAGTTTCACCTAGTTGTTCACCAAATGCTCTAAAACCCTGACCAGTATAAGGAACATTACCTTCTGTTTTTTGTAATGCAGCCAAGGCTTGTGGACCTAGGTTTTCAATAGGTTGTGGTGTTAATTGTTCTGTGGGTAATTCACCAGCACGCCAAGCAGTAATTTGTTCTGGTGTATAATATGTTTTGCTAACAGGCTGACGAACACTAGGTTGTTGCCATGGTTCTGGAACAGCACCAGGAGCCGCAGTCTTACCAGTAAATGATCCATAAGCACCACCTGCAACATCACGAACTGCACCTGGGACTTGTGCAACAACTCCAGGAACCTTAGCCGCAGTTCTTGCAACAGGTGCGGCAACCTTACCAGCAACAGGTGCAACACCCATTGCTAAACTGTTAAGCATGTTTGCAACATCTGCTTCAGGAATACCAGTAGCACTGGCAACAGGCTGAATGACATTTTCGCCTAATTGTTCGCCAATGAATCTACCTGCACTACGCAACGGTGCATTTTCATAACCTGCGGTGCCTGTAACGCCAAATGCTCTACCAACAACATCTTTTGGACTTGTTGTTTCAGCAGTTGCTTGTTCAGGAGTTCTACCAGCGGCACGAGCCAGTGCATAAGCACCATAATCTAATGTGCCTGTGATTGCATTTAATGCAGTATCTGCCAAACTTGCGGCACTACGCCCGAAAGTCTGTGCGGCAGTTTCGGGTGCAGTTTTAGCAAGGAAAGCGTCAGGATCAAAACCTGTGTTTCGTTCTTTACGCTTATCCTGTTTAGCAAGGAATGCATCTGGATCAAACTCAGCCATGGATTATAGTCCTAATCGTTTTTTAATTTCTGCGGCTCTTGGATCATTAGGATTTTTCCTGACCCATTCAACTGCTTGTTGTTCTTCTCTACTTAACTTCTTTGTAGGAGTTTCTTCTTTAGGTTGTGGAGTTTCAGGAACAAACTTACCACCAGTTTCCATTTGCTTGCGGGCAAAGTCTAGTGTTCTGCGTGTGCCTTCTGCACTACGGCGTAACCATTCTGCAACTGCTTCTTGACTCCATGTTTCATCTGGTTTGGTAGATGTAACGAATTGCAAGTCACGATCAGTTGGGTTTGTTCCCAACATCTTAGCATTGGTTGCGGCAACTTTGTTAACAACATCAAGAATGTTTTGCGTGTTGATATGATCTTGTGTTTTAAAGAACTTACCAACAGTTTGCTCTCCAGGTATCATACCATGGATTAATGTGCCAAAGTTATTAGGCTTAGTCAATGCATCTTGAGCAGCCTGCTCTGTTTTCATAATTTCAGTAACTAGTTTATCACTGCTTGCAACAATGTCGCCTGCCTTCTTAACTACTTCTTTTCTGGCTGCTTCACCAACTTCAACATTTTGTTTTTGTTGGGATAATGGGACTGTAACATTGCTTGGTGCAGCCTGTGCAGGTGCTTGACCTGGAACAGCAGGTGCGCTAACTGGTGCGCCTTGAACAGCACCTTGAGGCTGTGGAACAGCAGGAGCATTAACAGCACCACCTTGAACAGCACCACTTGGTTGTGCTAGATCAAAACCATATGCTTGACGGAACTGAGCACGATCTTCTGGTGTCTTAAATGGACCATTGATACTGACATAATCTTTTTCAGCATCCAATACATTACCACCATGTTTCTTCTTAAGATCAGTGATAAGACCATAATCAGCCTTGGCTTGACTTGTAGCAATACTGCGTGGCTTCCAACTTGTATCATACGGGAACATTTTGCCACCACTTTCAACCATGGTGCGTGTTTGACCGTTAGGCAAGTGTTGTGTAACGACTCTACCTGCTTGTCCATTGCGTTCTACATCTTGTGTGCTGACATCAGCCTTAACACCTGCTTTACCGCCAACAGCATATGCAGCCAAATCATTAGTGGCAATAGCATTACCATCTGGAGTAAATCCTTGTAATGGCTTACCAAAAGCATTGACCTGCATTAATGCTGGTTTGCCTTCGTCATTATAACCTTGGACCCATTTATTACCATAGCCTAGTTTAACGGCTTCTTCACCAGCCATTTGGGGACTGATAAAACTCAACAAGATCATTTTAACCCATGATCCTTCTTGTTTTTGTAATTCTTTAGCCAAAGCGTTGCTGGCTTGTCTGTCACCTTGACCTGCGGCAGTGACTAATGCCTTAGCCTGTTGTTTAGCCTGTGCTTCTTCGTAGTTTCTACGCATACGATCATATAAGCGATTACCTGCCCATGCTCGTTCAAATTCTGTGGCATTGTCATTATTTCTTACTGCAAGCAAACCAATATCATCATCTTGTAAATCTACAAAACGATTCATCATGGATTGCTGTTGTGCTTGTTGTTGTGTTTGTCCAGTGACGATAGCCATTTGTCGTTGTGCGGCTGTGTCAGTTGTGCCTTGAACACCTTTGCCTGTAGCAACTGCAACACCATCTTCAGGAAATGCTTGTGGAACTGTTCGTTGTGCTGGTAATGTGCCTGCTTGGGCACTGGGAATCATACCACCAAATACTTTACCAAGATAGCCCATGGTTTCTTTTGGTATAAAGTTTTCCCAACTTTGACCAGTTTGTTGTGCTTGTGCCTGAGCCTGATTAACTCTACCATAGCCTGCATTATATGCGGCTGCGGCTTTGCGTTCATCACCACCAAATTGTTTTAGTAATGCTTGATATAAATCTGCACCAACTCTGTTATATTCTTCAGGAGTCTGTGCTTGTGCTGGACGAACACCAAAACCTGGTTGTGCAGCCGTTGCGGGCATTACTTGATTGGCAAACATAGCACCTGCTGGGCTGGTCAAAGGGCGACCTTGTGCATCAAAGTTTCTGCCTCCGCTTTCTGCCTGAATCATTCGTTGAAATGTATCTGGACTAACAGGTTGTGCAACAGGTTGTGCAACAGGCATTTGTTGAACAGGCTTAACTGCAACTGGTCTAATTGCAGGAGACATTTCTTCAGTCGTAGTTCGTTCTACGGTTCCATCACCGTATGTTTTAATTTCTTGAGTATGGACTGTGCGATTGCGTTCTTCTTCTTCACGCTTTAATCGTTCTTCTTCCGTTTCCCAGTCACCTAGGTAATTACCTAATGCATCGTATTGTGCTGCCATCGTTAACCCCCTATTCTTCCAAAACCAGGAATATCAACGCCCGCTTTTAAACTGTATCCAGTTTCGGATTTTGTGCTACCTTGTGTTCCACGGAAGTCAGGGTTATAACTTGCGGCAGGTGTTCCAAATATAACGCTTGCATATTGGTTATATAATTGTTGTGGAATCATACTTGCACTAACAGCATTGCCTGCGGCACCAAGTGCTTGACCCAAATTGCCTGAGCCAAGTTGTGCTAGAGTAGAACCAACACCCATACGCTGTGCGGCAATATCACGCTGAACTTGTGCGGCAGTTTGCATCTGTGCAGCCTGAGTTGCACCAGCAAGTTGACGATCTGCCAGTGCTTGTCTTGCACTACCTAATTGTCCTGCACCACCAAACATTGCTGCCTGATTTGCGGCATTCTGCATGTATTGTGCTTGAGCAGGTGCTAGAGCAGCCTGAATTTGATTGGCTTCATAGTTAGGATCAAATAAACTTTCTAATCCTGCAATACCTGTTCGTAAAGCACTTTCACCAGTGCTACCTACTGCTTCTTGAACTTGACGAGCAACACCAGCCTGATTCTGTGCGGCATTTAAAACACCAGGACTAGCCCAGTTGTAAATGTCTGTAGCACCTTTAACTGCTGACTCATAAGTTGGTTTAATCGTTCCAGTAAAAAAGTCAGTTTGTGCTTTAATCTGGTCTTTTTGTTCTTGAGTCAGTTGTGGTGTTGTGTATGAAGTTTGTGAACTCTTACCCATATGTGTTTTTCCTTAACTTTAATATTTAGCCTAGCAAATTAGGCTGGCACCACTGGACCTGCTACTGTTTGTGCTAACGGTGCTTCATAGCGTGTTGCAACTGGTAACGGTGGTCTAACAATAGGTTGACCTTGGTATGCTCTTTGGACTTCTTGCGGAGTTAGTGGTTGAGCAATGTTTTGTATACCCCATGGTGTCGCAGGGGCTGCACTACTTTGGTTATATAGTTTTGCATTAAACTGTGGTCCTGCTTGGAACGGATGAGCACCCCAATAATATTGTGATTGTGCAGGACTTGTTGTATTGTAAAATGGTGTAGGCTCAATCCAGCCTGGATTTAATCCTGACATTGGATTGACTTTAGCAATTGTTGCAGGATTTACTGTTGTTGGTGTTCCACCACCACCATCTGTAGGTGTTGTAGGATTATTAGGATCAACAATCACTGGGAATACTGGAGTAACTGGTGTTGGAGTAACAACAGGATTGTAAGGGATTGTTCCGTCAGTAGGTGTGGTAGTATCAACAGGTGTAGTATCTATAGGAGTTACAGTAACATCAGTTAGGTTTGGTGTGCCTGTAGTTGGTCTATCAGCAACAATATCAAGATTACCTAAATCTGTAGTGCCACCATTATTTCCTGCACCAGTATAAGTTCCGCTACCATGTGTTGTTACATTACCGCTACTGTCAGCAACAATGCTTGAACCATCAGGATTAATTGTCATCCAACTTCCATCATCAAATCTGTAGGTTGTTGCACCACCTTCGCTGGCATAGGCTGTTCCACCACCAAAGTCACGAATATTACCCATAGCATCTGTGCTTGTGGCATGACCATCTCTGCCAATACTAATTGTGCTACCATCATCAAATGTGTAAGTGTCACTGCCGTTATATGGTTGTGTGACAATTTCTCCTGGCAATACTGGACCAGTGCCACCAGTAGGTTGTTCACCAAATGCACCAAAGTTATTTTCCGTAGGATTGAATGTAGAGAAATCACCAACTTCCCAAGCGTTAGCCGCAGGATTCCATTGTGCTAGACCAGCATCAATCTGGTCAAATGTTGCTAGGTTTGTTCCTGGTGTTCTGGCTTCAATGTTTGCATAACCTGGATTCTCTGCTGTTCCTGGTAATCCACCAACTTCAACACGGAATGGTTGTTCACCTGCACCTGTATCAGCAAGACTGTTAATCATGCGTGGATCAATGTTTTTCATTAAATCAGCAGTTTGTTGTTGATCTAAAATGTTTAAGGCTTGTGTGCCATTACCGCTGACTAATTCTAATTGTTGTGTTGCAGGATTGTAATCGTAAACTGGAGCCAGTGTTCCATCTGTAGCAGGGCTAACTTGTAGGATATCACCGTTTCCAGTAAATCTTACCACGCTGCCATCATCATTGGTTCTAGTATAAGTTCCATCTTGGTTCATAACTTGACCAGCGACAAAACCAGTTGCTCCACCAGCAAAACCACCTGTTAATGCACCCTGAATAATGTCACCACCAGTTGCGGCTGCTCCTAATGCGCCTGCGGCTGCACCACCTGCGGCTCCTGATAATACTGATCCTGCTCCTGCTTCGGCTGCGGCTGATCCTGCGGCACCACCTGCATAACCCATAGCACCACCCAAGAGTGCTCCTTCTAGAATGTTACCATCGTGGGCTGCGGCATTTGCGGCACCACCTAGGGCACCTGCATAAACTGGAGGAATACCCAGTGCCATACCGCCTACGCTGACCAGTGCTCCGATAGGATTGTCAACGATTGCTTCTACGGTATCACCGATAAAATCTCCAATATCTTCAATGGCGTCTGCGATAAAACCCATGTTCTTGTTCCTTAATAATATCTATATTTATAGTTTATTGCTTGACAACCTGAGCACTAATGCTTCGCACATTCATGTTGGTTGAGCCTATGGTAAACATACCTGTTAGGGCATACCATTGTAATTCAATCACATACAGATAATAGCCTAACGGTGGCGTATCAATAATGTTTGTGAATATCGTTTCTTGTGTAATCGTAGGTGTAGCACCTGTTAATCCTGTAACTGTCAAGATTAAATCATTGACACCAGTAATGCCACCTAGGTCTGCTCCAGGTATCTTAATGGTATCTCCAATGCTCCAATCACTGCCTGCGGAAATTACTGTGATCTTGGTGTTGAGATTATTGTAAGTGCCTGCTACGCCATATGCTATCTGAATTTGGATTACTGCGTCACTGCCACTACCAGTAAATGCATTAACTCCTGGTTGGATATAATCCACAGGATATACTAAACTGCCTGTAGATGGTTGTGTGTAACCTATTTTAGTTCCACTTGCTGTCACCGTCATCAAGCCTTGCGTTGTAGTTGGCAAATCAAAACTATAGGTATGGCTGGCTACGGTAGTTTGTTCAAACCACAAATAGTCATAATAGTTTGTAGATGTGTTAGGGTATGCACGATAACGATTAATTGCCACGGTGTATTGGCAACCACTATCCGCTAAACTTTCATAATCAAAGTCTATGTTGACTTGACCGCTGACCACAACTTTATCAGTGCCTCCACTGACGCTGTTTCTTACCTGACAGTCTGTTAGATAATATTGAAGATAACCTGTTGTAATAGGTAATCCGCTGGCAACCTGTCCAGTGTTAGGATCAAAGATATCACCAGTTAGGGCACTGGTATTATTACTGCTGTAACCTTGAAAACTTTGTCCTAGACTGCCTGGTCCAGATAAAACATAATTAAGACCATCAATTAAACCTTGTTGGTCACTGACTGGATACTGTGCCATTATTGTTTATCCTTTTGTGATTCACGCAAAAATCGCATTAATCTAATCTGTCCCATCTTTTCTAAAATGTCCACATCTTTACTATTGTCAAATTCAGGATGATCGTGAATATGTTTAATTTCTTCATTACCATCATCATCTTCTTTAATATATATTGTAGTTTGCATCTTATCTGTCGTCCTCGGTTTCTGTAAACTGCCAGGTCACACTATTAACCATCCAGATTGTGCCTGGAGTTTCAAATGCAGGATCAATAGGATTCTTGATCTCAATGCTGTTAACACGATGAGCATTCTGGTCAATCTGCACCCATGGATAATCTGTATCAGTTGATATAACTTTACCAGTTACCTGTTGTGGTTGTTGACCCACTGAGTTTGCACCTTCTACAGTGACTTCAATGTTGCCAATAAGTTCTGGGTTTAGTGTAGGATCAATCTCCACATTATTGTTGTTCAAGTTTACCACTTCAGGTAAAATACGATGAACCATGGTTTTACTGCTGTAATCTTTTAACAGTTTGATATTGTCTCTGCGGAATGTGCTGTTGATTGCTTGACCATCAACGAACAAGTATCCATAATCTTTCTGGATCAGTTTGAAACCTTCTGCACCTTTACAGTAAACCACTGTTCGTGATGCTCGGTTGTAAGTGTTATCATCAGGATTCCACACAGGGCTTTCGCAGGCAAAACTAGCCTTGCTAACATCTCTGGGAGCATTCCAACAGTCTAGGTCATAACGATAACTCAACATCTTGTTTGGGTGTCCGCCCTGCAAGTATGCTGTCTTATCTGGATAATATATTTCTACCTGATTCTTTTCTGTGTTGCAGTCTACATAAACACGGTCTACATATTGTGGATCAAGTTGGTCAAAGAAGTAGTGCTTGACACGCTGGTTACCAATACCCTGAAATGTCTGTCCGTTGAATACCCAAATGTCACGGGCATCAATACCATACACCATGTCATCAGTATTTGCCCAGCAGTTTGCGTTTAACAATCCTCTGCCCTGGTTAAACAGTCTAATACCCAGGATAGGTGCTGATGTTGTTGCATAGTTCATAGGTGTAAGAACTGCGGTGTCCCAGTAACTTGAAATGTATAACTGACCATTGCTAGGGAAAGCGTCCAGTGCTTTGCCTCGTAGCGGAACTTCAACTTGGTTAGCCACATTCAGTAATGTTGGTTCCCATGTTCTTGGTGCGGCGTTAAGTCCAAACGCTTGTGACCATTGCACAGTGATTGGATAATTACTCACTACATTATTTTGATCTGTTACAGTAAGATTACCTGCTACCAAGATGTTACCCACATTAGGTGTAGAATAAATCCTGACAAATCCTGCTGTCAATGATTTCCAGTCTGGATTATAATTCCATATGTAGGCTGCGGTTACCGTGCCTGCTTCAGTTACACCCCATGCTGTAGCGTTGGTTGTTTCGTAGGTAATGGTTGTGGTTGTTGAACTGACCACACGGTAAATTCCAGTGAATGTCGTTGAACCAGCAGTCATGGTAATTGAGATTCTATCACCAGCAACAAATGGTGCAGTAGCATAGGCTGTGGCTACCGTGATGGTTCTTTGTCCACCAGCCAGTGCTCCGATAGTGGTAATCTGGTTAGCAGTGATATTGTTTTTATAGTTGACCAGTTTTGTGTTTGCTTCATCAGGTAAGAAGAACGGTGGATTGATACCATCATTAAAGATCACCACGGTTCCGTTCCATGATTCAGTAATGTCTAGGTCTTGAGTGTAACCTGTGTTGATATAAGGACTTGGTGGAGTGATTAGGGTCCAACCATCTCCCTTGTTCATATACCATGCACCCAAGGTGTTAGCCACAATAAAGTAAAAGTCTCCACCCTGTCTAAAACCACCAGTGACAAACACAGGTTCTCCAGGAACAGTTTGCAGAATTTCGGTTTCTCCAAGAACACTACGAATACCTCTGACATCGGTTTCTACATTCTCACCTGCATTGTATTCGTTGGCTCCCAGTGCTGAACTGGGAACATCTGGAGTGAAAGTCATCTTGGTAAATGGCACAGCGACTTCATCATAACTTTTCTTAATTTGTGGCATATTGGGTTTCCATTATAATCTAATATTTATGGTTTTTTTATGCTAACAGCCTGTTGAAATCTCTCAAGTTCTTCCATGGTCAGGAACAATTCTCGTCTGGTCCAACCATGCTCAGGTATCCATGTTTCAAACTCTAGTTGCCAGTTCTCATTCCTGAGTTCAGTTAACTTAACATTGACCTTGTAGTTTAGTGTGTCAATAACATTTGCACCTGGTGTTCTGCCTGGATGTGGTGTAACATATTTCTGCATTATCTTTTCTCCTGAAGGTCTAATTCTTCTAACCAATCTGTATACTGTTTGTCCCAGATTTCAATGTAGGCTAATGCTCTACTTGGTTCTTCTGCTTCTAGGTGTTCCTTGATTGAAGCCAAAATACCCAATGCTGTCATGTATTCTTGTCTGCGAGCCTTGATCTCAAACTTACCCATAGTCTTTTTCATATTATTCCTCATCTTCCATTGTCATCATTCTAAATTCATCGTAGGCACGCTCAATGTCACTACGCTTCTTTATGGTAATAGTGTGCGTCATGCCACTACTGTTAACATTATCACGATCACAGCGAACTATGATCTTGTCATCAAACACAAACAAGTAGCATTCGTTATCGTAGATGAACCAATACTTCTCATCGTGATCTCGTTGGAAGTAATGATTAGTCCAACGGTAGTTTTTATTTTCAAGCAGAGTATTGATTTCATTGTAGATATCATCTACACTCCATGGTGTGCTGCCAGTCTTAAGAGTTTTGTAAAATATATCTTGGGTGATCTTCATGTTGTTAATGTCCTAAATTGATTGTTTATGTGTGTATTATATATACGCTTTATTCACTTGTCAAGCGTCTAATTAGGGTCTTTTCACCCGTGTATCTTACCACTTCCATGCAGGTAAACTTGTTGGTATTGAATTGCTTGTTTAACTTTTCAGCCAATCTAACGCAATGTGCTTCGTTATTGTAGCCTGTTCTGGGATATTTGATGTGCTCACCATCTGCCGCATAGTAGCGTTCTTTTAGGGCACAGGGTATGCCTTTGTAAGCCAATACCCAAACTCCTTGACTGTGTAGCACTTCTAGGCTACCGCCATCTTCTGTATCTTTGGTTAGTAATATTTCTGGTCCTGGTCTTGCCATTATGTTATTTGCCTTTCTATTTTAGTATCTGCTAGGTTTGCTAGTAACCAGTTTTCTGGTGTAAATCGCATCCAGTAATATTGAAACTCAAAATCAAAACCAAAATCGCTGGCGTATCGTCTAACTATTCGTTTGATCTGGTGCTGTTCATCTTCGTCTAAGTCATTCCAGCGATGTTCACTGATTCTGCGTTCTATCATTCTTCAATGTCCTCGTCTTGTATCAACACAGGGATAAACTCTGGATTACTCTTAAACCAGTGGATCATACTGGTTGCTAGGTTGTCTACCTGATCTTCGGTTAGGTGCATGTTCAGGGTAATTTCCCAACTATGCACAATCTCGTGAAACAGGGTTTGAACGATAGTTTGTGTAGGATATGCTGGGTTGATGTAAATGGTCATTTCATCACGGTTGCATATGCCCAGGTCTTGTCCCAAGTCTCTGGTTGTGCCTGGTTTGATCTGCCAGGTCTGTCCCATGAATTGAAATGTGTTGGGTATGTCTATGCCTAAATCTTCTGTCATCTTGCTTCTCCTTCTGTTAGCCATTCATAAACTTGTTCGTAGTCTCTGTAATTGTTTTCTCGTAAATCTACCATGCCATTTCAGGGGCTTTCGCCCCTGTCCTCCTTATTTCATTTTCGCTTCAATCCGTTTCAGCGTGTTGGCTATTTCCCATAAGTTCTCACCAATGAATGCCAACATGTTGTAATCATCTACCTCAAATGATACACCTCTGTTCATTTCACTAACTTCAGTTGTTAGACTTTCAATTGCATCTACTATCTCTTTCATTGCAGTCTCCTTTTTGTTCTTGCATAGTATTTAGTCCTAGATTCAGTTATATGCACGCTTTATAGGTAAATCACAGCATCAAGATAGCCAATTTATTAGTGTAGGGTGTAGGGTTTTTAGCCTACACTACTATTGTTACTTTGTGTTTTTTTTAATTATATTAATATTAGTAAAAAACCCTACATACCCTACACTTTCTGCATTCTAGATACCTAGGATAGCGATTTCACCCTACACTAAACCCTACACTAACCCTACACTTTTCAACACTAAACCCTACACTAACCGAAAAAAAACCCTACAATTTTTGGAGTGTAGGGTTTAGTGTAGGGTTAGTGTAGGGTTAGTGTTCACTGTCCATTTTGGCTAAAGCTAGTCTAATTTTCTCTAACTGGCTAAGTTTACTAAAGTCCACAGCAGGTGCAGGCTGTTTATCATTGTCCTCTATGGTCATAATTTCCTTGTTGCCCGTGATAGTATTGACCATACGACTAACTTCTTCAATTTTAGGTGGTAATAAAACTGCCAGTGGTTCACCACTGATTTGATATTGAACACCAATGTTTAACCTCTTGGCGGCGACTCGTGCGTCTGCTCTCATCGCCTTACCCCAAGAGGTTAAACTAGGTATTCGCTCGCTAGGGTTAGCACTAATCCACCATTGTTTAAATTCTTCGTATAACACAGCACTATTGACCCAACTGTTTTTACTGACTGTAGGATCGTTGTCTAACCAACTTTCAATAATGGTTTCATTAAAACTGGTGATATTATCACGGATATCATTCTTGAAACTACGGCTGATAAAACTGTGATCTACCTCTACCTGATCTAAAACATAGGCAAAAGCACTGGCTACCCGTTCAGGGTTAGGTTTAAAGTAACTGAGTTGTAGGTTAGTAGCATAGGTAATCCAAAAAGGATCACTGGTGGTCTGTATAAACTGGTTTCGTCTATCGTTTTTGTCAGCAATTTCCTGATTGACCACATTACCAGTAAAAATGTAATTGGCAATATTAGGCACCTGATAACTGGTGGTGTTACGCTTTCTAACTTTTAAGTGTGGCTCAATGGTATGTCCCTTGATCCAGGCATTCCACTGTCTAGGTGACATTTTACCGCCTGTGTCAAACTCGTTGATTTCTACAATCTGCTTGCCAACAAGGTGATCGTTCCAGCCATTTTCTATTTCAGTTTGGTTTAGTTTGCCTACAAACCACTTGCCCAGCACATAACTCATTATGTCTACAATGGTTCCTTTGCCCAAGCCTTCTTGTTCACCCAGTAACCAAATGTTAGTCAACAAGTTAATGCCAGGTTCTTGGTAGTTGGCAGCAAGCCAGTTTATTAAAAATCTAAATTCTAGGTTGTCATACTGATTGGTCACAACCTGGTTGTATACTCTGTCGGCTTCGGCAGTAAGATTTTCTTTGTCTACCGTGCCGTTACACAAACTGCCGTAGACCATGAGCAAGACCATCTTGCCAATGGGCAACTGCTCTGCATCAGGTTTAGCCATGTCATCATACCATTCGTTCAAGTAATGGTGATTGTTGTAAGTGATGAAACTTGGACCCAGTGGACAGACCAAGCGTTCAAAAATGTTAGGGCAACTGCCCACAGGCACATCTACTTTAATGGTTTTCTTACCAACAACGACATCTTCTTTTCTTACACCGTCAAAAAATTCAGTAATCATCTCCCAAGTGATTCTGTCACCACTAGGTAACTGAGCGTTCAGCCAAGTGTTCACTGCTTCTTTTTTAGCGTCTGCTATTTGCTTAAATGTTTCCCACTGTCCTGTGCCTTTCTTTCGCATGGCATATTCGTTGCCGACTTTTACACAACTGTTAGCCATTGCCAAGTAGTTTATGTTATCAGGATCAGTTTTATTTTGTGCCCAAATATGGTCATCAAATTCGTATTTCTTAATGAGTTTAGTGCTCATTCCACTTTTTCTTTGTTTAGCCATTTGTATCCTTAAAATGTATTATTATTCGTTATCTGTCGATAACTTCTTGTTTCTCCTACCAAGTGTTTGATGCTTGCCAGGGTTGGGCTTTTCGCCTTGTTCCATGTTTTAAATATTTGTTCGTATTCACCTCGTTTCTGTTCTGGATAATACATGTTTATCAAAACTTTTGCTGGACCTCTGCCCAAATAATGTGCCAAGCCCCAACTAACAGTTCGCCATGTATCATAATCCAAAGTGATCTTTGTCTCTTTGAGTTTCTTCAGCAAGCGTTCTGCTTCTTGTATGTCATCTTCAACCAAATCATCTAGATTGACTTCAGGTGTATAATCTAAAGGCTTCTCTGGCTGATTGCATAACTTAACCCAGTATTCAAGTATAGCATCAGGTATAGTAGCTACACAAGTATCACCAGGGATAATCCAGGCATAAGGTTTACCAGTTACAGGATGAATGCTCGGCGGTAAAACACTTTGTCCACCTGCCCAGCGAAATTCAAAACCCTCACCCTCACCAGTTGCAATCTTTTTGGTTTTTAGATAATCCCAAAACTCTGCATCAACTTGAAATGCCATTTGCATTCTGCCTTCTCTGCCTGAACTCCATGCAGGACTATCAGGTAATTCACAGCCGATTTCCTTGTTGAACCATGTAATTGCTGTAGGTCCATCAAAGTCAATGGCACATATGCCATTACCCAGTGGTCCTAGTATCAAGCCAATGTTTTCACTGTCAACCTGCTCAAGCGTTAGCGGAGTGTTCTGCCAGTTTGCAGGGTAAGGTTTTTTCTCACCTGCTCTGACACGACAAAAACGCCAGCCAGGTTGCTGTTCAAGTATTGGGTCTTTCACTGATCTTCTCCAATGCATCTGCTATTCTAGTCATAGTGGTGTTTAGATCACTAATATTATTATTAATATCTTTCATCCAATTACTGTTACCAGCAATCTCATCAATAATAGGATACCATCCTGCTTGGGTTTTTCGTATTTGGTATATTTCGCTAACCAATTCTGTTAATAACTTCATACCAGCATCTTCTGCGGCTGTTTCAGTTTTCTTTCTTGTCGCCATTCATCATCCTTTCTGTTTCTTGTTTGATCCTTTTTATACGCTCTGGATCATTGAGCATTGTCGCATACTTAGCGGCACGATCCTGTTGTCTTTTTGCTTCAACATCGGCTAACTGCTGCCTTCTTTCACCATCTCGGTGCAGCCAATCTATAATCTTTTGGGCTTGTGCAGTTGGTTCTGCTGTGCCTGAGAAGTCTCGAAGATAACTTCTGCGTTCTCGCTCTATCTTATGTTTATTTTGTCTAAAAGTCTTTATATCCTTGGCTGTTCTAATGTTACGGTCAGCCATCATTTCCCAGATAAAGTCTCCGCCCTTCATGTTGCATAACGGGCTGTCATTATAAAAACTAATTCCTTGCTGAATATTTTGGCGAGCCTGTCGCAGTATCCATTCATATTCGCTATCTTCATCGGTGCTGGCAAATAATTGAAGCGGAACCAATTCAAACTCCAGACCCTGCTCACGCAGACTTCTACACCACTGATACTTTTCAGTGTTATATTCAGCGTGCTTAGGGTTGGCAGAGTTTACCTGGTGCTCAGTGGCTCGGCGTTCTAGATCGTTGGTGTGCCCAACATAAAATATAACTGTATCGTCACCTGCTTTAAATTGTAAACCATAAATGTGATGTGCGTCATTCTTCATATACATCTCCTGTCCAATTGTTATTGATACTACACCTGCGACCAGTTAACCTGACCATGTAAGCATATTCTTTTGCTTCATCAAGCGTGGAAAAATTGGCAGTAACGGTATAAGGTTGGTTTTTTCTTTTTGCCTGCCATTCAGCATTGTATCTGTTTTGCACCATGTCCAAAACATCTTCAACAGGCATGTGAATATGCACACGCCATTCATATTGGCAACGCTCTTGAACTCGTTGGTTCAAGGCTTTTAAAATATCACGGGGATTGTAGTCATCTTTCACTATGCTATTCCTTTCCTGTCATCTCACTGACCATGTATTTAGCCTTATAGACCATAAACCAAAACGCCCCTTGCGGGGCGTATGGCGTGAGATTTACAAAAAGGATAACTGTCAGCATTGCACTGACAAAATATTTAGTGCTGAACATCACTAAATGTCTACAAGAGTGACCGCCGACAGCAATCGAGGATACTCAAAATGGCTTTATTGATAGAAATTACTGCCATCAGCGGTCAATAATATTTATCACTAAAGTCTATATAATACTAAAATATACCCCTATACTTTAGTATTAGTCAAAAGAAAACCCCTGCGAACAGGGGTTTAAGAACGGAAAGGATACTAAAATGTCTTTAAACTTTAACTTTAGTAAAAGTATTTAGCGTGCTATTCAACAAATTGTTCCATGTATTTCCATCTAGTGCCAGCAGGTATATCTTTTGCCAAACTTATTACCTGAAACTCTTGATGTATATAAGGTCTTGGTGTTGCTGCCGTAGGATTAATCCAGTGTGCAATCCAAAAATCTTTTACACCGTCAACAGTCTTGCGTGGATTATCGCTTCTACCAAAACTAATCCAGAATCGCTTATCCTGCTGTGGTTGCATGAAATAGACATGCGGTAAATCCAACATCACAGGTTTCTTTGCCAAGATAGCAACATTGATAGTATCTGGTTCTGGATCAGGAATAGTAGCATAGCCGCCCGCAGGACGCTGCCAAGTAATATACTGACTGAGCAATGCACCAGGGTGTAAGCCATAGTCAATTAGAGTTTGACCTGACTTGGTAAGCCAGGTTTCTCGTTTTTTCATTCTGCCCATATTATTTTAAATAAGCAAATAAGCCTGCCACTATAGCAGCCGCTATTGTGCCAATGGTGGCAATTAACTGAATGGTCCTGGCGTTGTTCTGTCGTTCAATGAGCAACTTAATTTCACTGAAACCTGTTTGCATTTCAGCCTTAAGTGTAGACATTTTATCTTCCACTTTAACGAGTTTAGTTTCAACTGCATTGATCTTTTCCTCCAGACTACGATAGCGTAATTCGCAAAGTTGTATATGACCTTTCAGGCTTGTCTCTTTAAAATTGTCCATGTTTCTTTCTCTGTTAGCGTGTTGGACCGCATATTTCCATATGCGGCTGTCCATGTAATTTTCGTCTAGTTCTGCCATTATGCACCTACTGGTGTTAATGTTGTAAACAATGCGGCTGTGCTTGGACCAAATGCTGTGCTTGCATAGAATGGGAATGAAATATGTGTAGCATCATCTGTTGCATAAGCCAATTCAAAGTAATCTGTTGTAGCAGTAGTTACACAAAGATTATTCCAACCAGCAATTGTTGCACCACCTTTTGGCACAGTGATTCTACCCATACTACCAGCCACATCTACACCGTTTTGACGCAACCAAATGTATGCAGTATGTTCAGTGCCGTTATCGCTGTTGGCAACTTGAACACTGAACTGCATGTTGAATTGACCAATTGCACCTGGAATCAATCTACTTGTGCTACCAACGCTGGCAATGTTAGCATAATCAGCGGTGCCTAGTGGGAACACATAAGCGGTATTGCTTGCCGCAGGCGTAATAGTAGCATCATACTGCCATTGTCCATATACACGGTTGTAGTTGATCTTGTTACCAGTAATGTTTGTGCCACTGGTATCCTTAAATGTAAACTGATCGCTGGCGAATTGTGTATTGCTACTGTTACCATCAATTACAGTTACATCAGTTAATGTGCCAGTTTTAATAGCAGTAAAGCGGAAACCACCACCGTTGGCTGTGCTAGTCCAGTTTTCAGTAGCATAACAAGTAATCTGTGCCGCTGGACCTGCTGGAACACCAGGGTTTGTGCTGGTATAGGCATTACCGTTAAACTTATATCCACCGATAACATCGTTTGCCTGTGTTGGTGTATAGTTAATACCATCAGTAGAACGCACATTAATAAAGTTCAACAGCGGTTGTGAATAAGCAGACGCACCATTATTCACCATATTTAAGTTAAGGCTAGCACTATTATCAACACTGGCTGTTCTTGGTGTGTAATTTAAACCTTCTCTGCTGTAACCGTTTGGATCGCTGAAATTGGTTTGACCGTTTGTAAGTATACCAAGATATGATTTACTTGTAACTGAATTGACTGGTGTTAAGTTTAAGTTAAATGCACTTGGTGCACTGGTTGGAGTAAAATCTCCAGCCGCTGTAAATGACATGCCAGCAGTTGAAACTCCAAGACCAGTGTTGGCTACACCGCTACCGTTTTGTCCATTAAAACTAAATGAATATATTATGTCATTGTTCTTTAATGGTGCACGACGACCACTTACAGGACTTTTACGGTTTGCACTTGTAAAGAACAAGTTACTATTACGCAAACCATAGTTATCTGGTGTAGTTACCATGGCAACTGGCGTGCCACTGCTACCAACAGTTTGACCTGCTGTGGCAAATGTTGTGCTGACAGTATAAGTTCCTACACCGCCTGTGCCTGTGCCCAGCGCAGTAATAAATGTAGCAGGCTGAATACCAGTTGCCACAACCAATTGACCCACGCTGATAGTGCCTGAACTTACTGCGGTAACTGTTAAGGTATTACCTGCTGAACCAGCACCGTTGTCAATATAACCTGTAAAACTTGCTGTATCCTGTCCTGTTACACCGATATGTGTTATACTGCCGCCAGTAAGACTAAACTGTGTTTGACCTCTACCTTTGTAAACAATGTTACTGGTGCTACCCAACATAGTAATGTCACCACTATCGTTATTACCTAAAATAATTTGATGACCTGGTGCTACTGGAACGCTTACGGTATTAACGGTAGAAGTTGATGGTGCTGTATTAACAAGACCAAAAGTAGTGTTACGGCTTTGACCACTTAATTTAACACCTGTAGGTTGTTGGATAGTTAAGAATCGTGATCCGCTAGCAGTTGTGCCAACACCAGTAATAGTTGTTGATGCTACTGTTTGACTAAAACTTACTGTATAAGTTCCTGTGCCACCGTTAGTATTGTTACCAAAACCCGTGATTGTTGTGCCAGCAGTAATACCAGTGCCAGTAATTACTTGACCAAGCCAAATTGAGCCACTAGCCACTGCCGTAACTGTTAATGTTGTTCCACTGATACTACCAGTAAAACTACTGGTTTCATTGCCCCATGCTTCAGTGGCTTGAACTACTGAGGCTAATGGTAAGCCTACAGCGTTTTCACTGCTCCAGCGACTGCCATCATAACCGCCAAATGCCATAGTAGCAACACTAGTGTTGGCTGTGTTAGGTGCTAAAGGACTAGCCGCTGTTCCACGACTACCTTCAAGTTGTATGTTTGCATTACCCTGCGTAGAACTTGTGCCACCAGGTGTATTTTGTCCGTATTCACGCATTAAAACACGACCACTTCTGTTTGTGGTTGTATTATCAAAAAAGGCGGCATATGGACTTACAGTATTTGCTGATGAAATAGGTAAAATTAAAACATCACCATTACTGTCAACAGCTTTACCACCACCTGTAATTGTTCTAGTAGTAGTTTGACCTTTACCTGCTGTAATGTTGTTGGTTGCACTAATAACACCAGTGCCGTTTGGAGTTAAAACAATATTACCGTTAGTGTCTGTGCTACTAATTGTATTGTTACTAATATTAATGTTATCTACATTCAATTGACTACTAACAGTAATAATGCCTGTGCCGTTAGCAATAGTAGCAGCCGCTGTGCCATCTTTTGCTTGTATGTTAGTAACTTTCAAAGTAGTTGTATCAACAGTAGCAATGCTAATATCATCAGCAACAAGACTGTTGTTAACGGTTGTTGTGCCTGTGTTGGCACCAATGCTAACAGTAGTAGCGGCTCCTGCAAAGTTTACAGTTGTAGCAGTTGTGTTTGCAATGTTGGCTGTTGCAGTAGGAACATTAATATCCCCACCTAAAACACTTAGGTCCCCTGCTACACTAACATCGGCACCTGTTAAATCTAGTGCTAGATTTGTTGAACTATAAATGTAACCATTACCATTAATAGTTAAATCACCAGCAGTTTGTGTATTACCACTTGAATCCATTAATGTAAATTGTTTAGCGATACTACCGCCACTGTATTGACGAACATAGATAGGCTCAGTGCCATCATCACCTGTAGCAATTTCAGCATAGCCAGCATTTGATCCAGTTGCACCACCACCATACTTCCAATAGTCGTTGGTTCCTACTGTGCCCGTAACACCACGACTTGTTGTAGTGCTATTATCACTGAATGTAATGTTGCCGCTTACTTGACTGTTTACAGTTACAGTATCACCACTGCCACTACCAATAGTAAGTGCATTGTTAATTAGCGTATCACCATTAATGCTTACAGTATCAGCAGGAGTATTACCTAATGTAGTTGCTCCGTTAACTTGTAAGTTTTGATTAATGATAGCACTACCACTGGTATAGATATCACCAGTAGTTCCATCCACTGTTGCGGCTGTATCGCCAACCGCCAAGCCAAACTTGACTTTGAATTTTTCGTTACTCATAGTTCACACAATCCCTATTTTAAGATATAGCAGTTCTAACTGCGTTAAATGTTGTGCTGTTAGCACTTGCTGGAGTCACTAACAATCTCATGTCACTGCCGCTGATATCAACTGTAAATGTTGCCAATGCAGCCGCAGTATATAATTCGCCATATGTGGTTAACATGGCTGTTGCACCATTTCTAAGTGCAGTAAAGTTAACAGTATGCAACGCATTGGTTACATTGTCTTTAACGGTTACACTACCGTTCATACTGCTTCTTGTAGTAGATACAACTACTGATGTAGCAGTTGATGTAGTATTTAATTGAGTTGTTACCAGAGTTGAAATAGAACCAATTACAGTTAGTGTAGATGTAGAAGTTGGACGAATACTCAAATCATTGTTGATTATAGTTCCGCCAGTTGTTGCACCAATGTTAACAGTAGTTGCCGCACCGCCTACATTCAATGTAGTAGCAGTTGTATTGAATACACTAGCAGTTGTTTGAGTAGTTGTAATATCTCCACCATTAACTGCCAAGTCACCTACTACAGTTGCATTTGCACCGCTAACACTAACGGCAACAGTTCCACCACTACTGCGAATATCACCACCATTTAAGGTAATGTCGCCTGTGGCGATGTCAGCACCGTTTAAAGTAATAGCAGTTGTGCCACCAAGACTCTTAATATCTTGTCCATTAACTGTAATATCACCCGCAACAACTATGCTGTTGTTGTCTAGTGTAATTGCAGTTAAACCAGTGCTAGATTTAATGTCATTACCAGTAACAGTAATATCACCCGCAACAACTATGTTGTTGTTGTCTAGTGTAATTGCAGTTAAGCCAGTGCTAGATTTAATGTCATTACCAGTAACAGTTAAATCATTGCCAACAGTAACATCGCCATTTGCGGCTAATGTTGTTGGAGCCGCACCACCATAACCTGCTGTGATATAACCAGTTGCACGAATGTTTGTAGTATCAAAATTGTCAGCAACCAAATCATTGTTGATAGTTGTTGTGCCAGTATTAGCACCGATGCTGACTGTAGTTGCCGCACCAAACGCATTAACAGTAGTTGCTACGGTGTTGAATACTGCTTGTGTAGTATTAGCACCTACAATAGTAGGCGATTTGATTTGAACTCTGCTGCCGCTGGTATTACCAATATTAACTTCAGTGACTACGCTAGCACCAATGTTGATAGTGCCAATTGCATTGCTGTTATATAAATTAGCAATACCACCTGCACCTACATTGGTAGTAATGTCTCCACCATTAACTGCTAAATCACCATTAACAGTTACTATGCCGCCACTGTTACCTAAATTAACTGCTGTTGCCGCACCAAATGCATTTACAGTTGTTGCTGTAGTATTGAATAATGTGGCAGTAGTGTTAGTTGTATTAACAATACCACTATTAACTGTCAAACTACCATTCACTGTTAAATTAGTTGTGATACGACCATCGCCTGTAACATCTAATGTATAAGCAGGAGTGTCATTATTAATACCAACTTTAGTAGAACCTAGTGTGCTGTAATCTACATACAAACTGTTATTGAAAAACTCGGCATTATTGCTGCCAAGACGCAACAATGTATAACTGCCAGGAAATACGCCTGGACTAGTTTCAGTAAAGTTATCATTACTCCATGCAAAGTTTAAATCTGCTGTTGTAGTTGTGCCATGCCAAATACCTGCGATACTACCAAATAAACGCTCAGTGCCACCACTGGCACCATATGTTCGTCCAAACAACATTGCTGGACCACCGATATCATTGTTGTTATTGGCAACATCCGTTACACGCTCAAAAATACGCAGGGCACTCTTACCTTCATTTGGGCTTACATCACTGCTTACTACTCTGCGCTCAAACAATGCTGGAGGAATAGCATCCGTAGAAATATAAAGTTTGTCACTTAATTGGAATCGCTGGTTAGCATTGTCCCATTTCAAATACTGTGTAAAGCCCTTGAAGTTCAAATAACTGTCTGTGGCGGTGTTATCAACATTCATGCTGATACTGTCAGCATCTGTAGAAATTATACCCTGTGCCCAGAATGGTTGATTAACTTCAAAACGCTGATCTGTTTCGCTCCATTTAAATGTTGCATCTGCGCCACTAGTGCCACGCTCAAATGCAATAGTTGAATCAACACCAGCAACACCTGTTCCTAAACTGTTAAGAGTTAAAGTTTTACCAGCAACATTAAAGATATCTTGATCCGCTGTGATAATTCGTTCACTGTCTTGGAATACAAGATTTAAGCCTGTGCCGTTGGTTAAAGCTACAGGACTGCCACTTAGTGTTAAACTAACTTGTGCTTGAGTTGCGGTCAAACCACTGGCTAAAACATAATATGTTGTGCCAGTAGTTAAACCGTTTGCTGATACACTTACAAAAGTGTAATTTTGTCCAGCACTCCAGCCGTGTGGCGCACTGAATACTAATGTGTTACCGCCTGTAATGCTGGTAGCAGTATCTGTGGCAAAACTACTTTTACTTGTGCTTAAACGGAACTGATGATTATTTGTGCTGTTATAAGCCGCTGTTAATGCCGCATATGAACTAACCGCTTGACTGTCACTGTCAAGAGATATTAAAAGACCAGTGCCATCATTTGTGGTATATGGTGTTGCACCTGTGTCATTTACCAATCGCAATGCGCTGTTTACTCTACCAGTAATACCTGCTTTACCTGTAATTGCTGTTCTTTGTGTAGTATCGGTCCAAACTACATCATTAGTTGCAGTCCATGCAGAATTTTCCCAGACAAGCATTTGACCATTGGCTGTGCCACTGGGAATATCATCAGCAGTTGTAGAAATAGTAATTGTATTAGCATCTGTTCTGCTAACAGTAATATTTGTGCCACCTGCAAACTTAACTGAATCTGTATCACCAGCAGTATTAGATAATGTTAAATTAGCACCGCCAGTGGCTGTAGTCGCACTGATATTATATTCAGCACCTGGAAGTGTTTGAACATTTCGCCATATTAAGTTACCGCTACCGTCAGTAGTTAAAACCTGATCCGTTCCGCCATCACCTGATGGGAATGTATAGTTGGGCAAACTTAGGGTGCTGCCTAGTGTAACAGCACCTTGTAATAAACTTGTTCCTTGAACTGTTAGATTACCAGCAACATTAAGGTTACCACCAACAGCCCCACCACCTGTATTTGGTGCACTTAATCCACTGCTGTTGTAAAGTGTTGTAAAGTTACTAGAACTTACATCACCTACTGCGGCGGTTGTTTCGTATAAACTTGGCATGTGTTAATCCTTATTTGATGTTATATTGGCGATATTGTCTAGGTTGCCAAACGCTGGTCAATCGTGTGTGACCTCCACACCATTTTGCCAGGTTATTCTGGTCACTGACAGTTGCTACAGCCTGTTGGAATTTTCCTTCGTAGGTTGCGGCATCTGTTTCGTTGTGTCGCTTAAGGTAGTATTCACGAAGTGTAGCGTAAACATAACCTTCAGGGAATGTTTGTAAAACTGGATTTGTCTGTGTATCCAAGTTTGTTAGATAAATGTCTGTAACGGTTCCAGCAGTAGGTATTGTGCCGCCTGTTTTGGTTACTGTAATTTGTGTGGCGCTATCTACACTTAATACTTCTACTATACCGCCTGAGCCAAAACTACCAGTGCCTGCTGTAGCAATAATCTGGTTACCAACTTCAATACCATCGGTTGTTGTCATACCAGTAATAGTAGCAGTCCATGGTCCAGTGCCAGTAATACTACCAACTGTGCCTGTAGCACTGATAAAAATGTCATCAACAGGTGCGAATAACAATGCCCATGCTTTGTAGTAATACATGTTGATTAAGTCGCCTTCGGCTGTGTAAGGCAAGAATTTGTATTTTTGTCCAACTTCACTGAATTTACCACGAATAACTGCGGGCACATTCACTGGCTGTAAGTATAATTGAGCAATCATACTTTGTGTGATAATATCACGGTCACCAATACGATCATAAACAATCCATGGACCTGCTTGACTTTGTTGAGTTGCAGGTGCAGGAGTCTGGAAAACTACTGTGCCACTGACTGTGCCAGTATTTGCAAGACTTAGTGTAATAGTGTTACCGTTGACCTGAGTAATCGTAGCACCTACGGCAATACCCGTGCCAGTTACAGTCATACCCTGAGTTAGTGGACGATTAGGTGTAGATGTTATGGTAATTGTATTAGCACCGCTTGTTCCTGTAGCAGTTGCACTAGTAATATATTGTTGACCTTGTTTAAAAAACAAAATAGGCTTGTTCATGTCACCAGGGATAGGCACGCTGCCTTGACTATCAACCACGCCAATATAAAGCGGATCATAAGGGTCACTACGCAGGGCAGGGATTTCCAAGTTACGCATTGATAACTCGCCCAAAAAGATACATTGTTTGATTTCTGCTGTTGCTGCCGCACTTGTGCCACTACCAGTAAAGTCCCTGATATAATCAACTAAGGCATTAGCGTTGGGTATTGTAAACATTTATTATCGTCCTTGAAAGAAGCGTTTTTCCCCACGCTTTGTAGGGTATGGCACATCTACTGGAATAGGTAATTTGCCACCTGGATAGCAAACATACTGATTGTATTCTCGTTCTACAACCTTGTAAAACTGTGCTTTGAGTGTTCTGTCGTGCTTAATAGCACTCCATGGCATTCCGCCAAAATATTCGTCACTGATTCTTATACTTACCACATTTGGTAATTCCATCCATTTGTGTTGAAGTTTTCCATCTTCACCAATTGGTGCCATGGGATCAGGATAACCTTGTTCTGCGGCTTTTCTGTATGCTTGGCATCTTTGTGCTATAAATTCAGCATTCTTTTGCTCACGCTTGATATAAAACTTACCATCTTCTCTACCAGTTGTTACCACAATATTACCACTGGCATTGGTGCTGGTTCTTGACCAATCACCTTTCATGCTACGATAAAGGTCATCATTTTTCAATAACTTATCCGCAACACCATTATGGTTAGTAATCATACCACCGTGGTCTTGCCTGTAATAATTCCAGTTCTTTTCTGGATCACTGTCATCTAGGTATTCAGGTTTATTAATATCGTTCATAGTCTAGTATTTATGCTCATTGACACCAACAAAAAAGGCTGCCGAAGCAGCCTTTTGTTCACAAAATAATTCCTTTTGGGAATTAAGGTGTAACATCGCCAGCACCAGCGTTGACACGCTGAACCATAGCACTCGCACGAGCACCAGGTAGTGTTGGGTTAGTTGTATCGTTAGCCTTGATGTTGCCTAAAACGCCAACACCAGCAGGGTTACGAACGATCAATGTGCCTTCCATGATGAACTGGTCTAGAGAAGCGTCAGCATTGCTGAATACTTCGTTGTTAGGACCAAGATCACGCAAGGAACCCCACTGAACTACATCTTCGTTCAAGAAGAAGATGCTGTTAGGGTTAGTTTGATCCATAATCCATGAATCAAAGATTTCATAAGTGTAGTTGAAATCACCTTCGTAAGTCTGGATTGTGTCACCACGCTCACTGTTTACACGGTTGATACTACGGCTTTGAGGAATGTTATCGCTGATACTTGTGCGTAGACTTGTAGGAGCAACAACTGTGCGAATCTTCGCATTGTAACGCTGTTCAGCAACAGTTACCAACTGCTTGTATAACGCTGGGCTGAAGTATTGGTTTGTGAATGTTCCAGAATAGAAACTAGAACCGTTACCATATACATTCAATGCACCTGCTGTAGCAGTTGCTGTGTCTGTGCTTTCGTTGTTGACATTAGATGTAATGTCGCTAACACCAGCACTACCGTTAAAACTCAATGTGCCTGCGAAAGCAGTCAAAGAACCCATACGGCGACCAGTTTGACCGCTTGGTAGACCAGTAGCGGAACCACTTTGACCAGCATACTTTGTGCCGATCTGGTCGTTACGAACTAATTGTAGTTCAACATCGAACATCAATTCGATCAATTGCTTAACTTCTTGGTAAGCCTGTGGATCACCACCACTTTGCATAACCGCACGAGCAGTTCCAGAACTAGCGATTGTAGTGCTGAAAATCTGTGTGTAGTTACCTAAGTTGTAACGGCTGTTGCTTTCTGCGTTGCTTGTAGAAACGGCTGCGCCTTCAACTTGGGCTTGAACAGCAGGAGTGCGGTAAATGTCATCAGTCCACAATGGTAGTGTGCTGTTAACTTTACGCTTCTTGCTCATAGCCATGTTTAGGACAGGTGTATCGTCCTTAACACGGTTGGACACATCTAGGTCCAAATCCTTGACAACGATGTCACTACCGTATGCGGTTGTGCCGTTACCAATTTGACTGGTTGTAATTTCTGCCATTTTAAATTCTCCTTATAAATGGGCTATTATCTTGAACCTCTGCTACCACGAATACTCTGTAGTCGTGCTACTAGCAGATTGTCGGCGGCTTTTTTGTCGCCTTTATTGGCTTGTTCACGAAGTTTGCCGATTTCATCATTTTGAGACTTTTGGCTAGTAGAACTGCCTTTACGCTGAGTTAATGTAGCGATACTGGCTCCTGCTGATTTTGCATTAGGACGGTCACGATATCTTAACCCATCTCTAACCAAACTCATAAGAGTTTCGTCACTACTGACTAAATCAATGTTGTCCACACCTGGAACCATTTGACTCTTAGCGTCTTTCCAAACTTTTCCTAGTTTGTCTCGCAATTCGTTATAGACATATTCGTTTTTCAACTCTTTGTCTGTAAAACTTTTACGAGCATTCTCTAGTGCAGCCGTAACCTGTTGGCTACGAATTGCTTGGAATTGGTCTACCGCTGGCTTCAACTGACCAATTACGGCTTGTTGTTGCCTGATATACTGCTCATTTTGTTGCATACTGGCTTGTATGCGAGCAATCTGTGCAGGATCATTTGTTCTTGCCAATTGTTGTTGGAAAGTTGTTTGATAACCTTGTGTTTTCACAATTTCATCATACGCCTGACGCAACTTAGGCTGAACGGTAAATTCCATTGCTAAAGTCAAACCCTCCTGTTTGGCACGCATCTCATTGATATATTCATCAAACTCGGCACGCTCAATCTTGAGTTGTCTTGCTTCTTCGTGTATTGCTGATCCTTGACCTAATATTGCGGCGGCTTTCTTAGCATCAATTACGACTTCTTTGCCATTCTTCATAAACTTGAATTTGGCATTTGGATTGTCATTAGCAAACTCCAAAAAGTCAATTAATTCATCTGCTGTAGAATCAGTCTGGTCATCGCTTACAGACTCATCAGTCTGGGCTTCTACCTCTTGATTGCTTTCGTCAACAAAAGTATCATTGGCATCATCAATTTCGGCACCAGTTTCACTGGGAGCCACAGGAGCAGATTCTGCTGCCGCATCATCTTCGCCTGTCGCAGTCTGGTCTGGTTGCTGTCTAAGTTGATTACGCTGTGTTTGCTCTCGCATAGCGGTCATCTTGGCTGCAATTGAATCCATACTTGGAACTGCACTTTGGTCATTGCCCGTGCTCACTGGAGCATTAGGGGTGATCGTTGTTTCCATTTAATTTTCCTTATTCGTCTTTGGGCACTTCGTTAGTGTTACCTAGACGATTCTTATAATAAACAGCCCTTTTAAGACTGTTCACAAAATTGTCAATACCCGTAAGTTCGTTACTTAACGCTACTCTACGAGCATTGTCATCTGACTGGTGACCTCTAATATTACCAAGGTCATCAGCCACACTGAATTTGAAATGGTGCACAAACATGGCAAAGTCTTTGTTTTTTAACAATGCTTCTGCTTGGCTACCATAATGCCTGACTCTATCTTGTTGTGCAGTAGTTAACTTACTAATCTGCGACAAGTCATAAGTCAGGCGTGTATTAAAAAATTCTATGCTATCTTCGTTAATCATATACTATTATTTAGTATCAAGAATAGACCTTTGGCTTACCTTGCAACAGAGCAGCCATATCAAGTTTAGTTTCAGCATCTGTTCCCTGCATTTCTGCAATGATTTGTTGAACTTTAGCCTGACTTAGCGCAGCCTGTGCTATGTCCTTTTGATCTTCTGGACTTGGTTGCTTACCTTCTTGTGCTTTCTTGGCACTTTCAATCATGGCAACAACTTCATCATCACTAGGCAAGTAAACATTACAATCCTTGACACCTAAAACATACAGAGTGTCCTCAAAAGGCTTCTTGACCTTTTTATACACTTCAGGAGTTAACGAGCCAGCACCTGCCATTTGTGTAACAGTTGCATACAAGTCTTGCTGACACTTCTGGATAATCTGTAATCTACCAAGTGCGTTTTCATCACTCATCATACCAATAGCAAGTTCTAGGTGAATTTGTTTACGGTCACAGAAGTTCATGTCATCCCAAGCCTTGAAGTCTAGGAATTCTGCTTGACGATCTGGGTGATATTCTTGTGCTAATTTCTTAACGCCATAGTCATCACCATACTGGATTAGTGTTCGCCATACTAGCCATAATGCTTCTTTTAAGCCTTCTGCGGCATTGCGAATTGTGTTGTCCTGAATGATCTGGTTAGGAGTTAAGGCAAGTTGTAGTTTAATACCACTATTACCAGCAGCCATGACTTCTGGATTGAATACATCCTGCGGTGTAGTCATACCAATCATGCTCATAGTATCTTGCTGAATACGGTTCATGGCAACTTCCAAGAACTGTAGATTACCAGCAGGAGCAGGCATTGGATACACATCTTTGCTTGGGTCAAACTTGCTGTCAAGAATGAAAATTGCAGCCTCACCGTCTTGCATCATTTCAAAGTCAACACGATCTGGCTTAACACCAATACGAGGTGTGGCAGTTAACAATCCTAACTGAATTTCAGCACGAGCAGCCGCTGTGTTATATTCTTGCATTGGGATAACACTTTCTGCGATGCTCATTCCGTAGAAATTACCAGGTAGAGGCTTTGGGCACATGTTGGCAACAGGAATGAACTCAACTTCCCTTGCACTGATGATGTAACTGCCACTATAAATTAACTCAACTAATTCTAATTCGCCATCTCCGTCAATATCATACTTGTTCCAAACAGTAACGATTGAAACTTGTCTGCTATCTGGGTCAGCACTTGCGGCTGAACTAACAGGGATACCCATAACAGGCACACTATCTCTGGCGTGAATAGCCAAGTTGTTTAATACTGAACCTGCTTGATAAGCACCGTTCATGTTGTATTCTGCGTGTTCACGGAATGCTTCTAGGTTATCAGCAATGCCAGGATATAACTCTACTGCTTCTTGAATAGTCATTGGGTCGTAATACCCGCAGAATGGCTGGTCTTTCATCTCAGGCACAGTTGGATCACAAATCCAGTAGTGTTGTGCAATAGGATGGAATTTAATGTTAATCATATAGCCAGTTAGTTTATACTTGGCTTTGTAGATTGTGTTGCGTTTAATGGCTTCATCAAGGATTTCTTGCTGACTGCCAATGTAATCTGCCATTAGTGTAGTTTGATCTGCACCTAATGGGTTTTCTTGATCTTCTGGTAGTTCTTTAAAACTATCCATGGTCTTTGTCAACATTTCTTCGGCAAAGCCCATTTGATTTTCACCTAGAACTGTTTTAACTTCTTCTAGGACTTTTTCCATATCAACAGTAGAGCGTCTACGGCTTTGGCGTAGGGCAGTTAATCCGCTTTCAGCAGCCTGTAATTCAAATGCTTTTAACTGAGCACTTGTGCCTTCTGTTTCAATATAACGAGTAATCTGTTCACGCACTGGCTTAATCATCATCATGCCGTTTTTGTGCATTGCGGCATCCATAATCCAACGCTCTAGGATAAAGTGCGGGTCATTCATATTGTTGACCACTTTATTGACCATTGAACTTGCTTGGCGTGCGGCTACTTCATCTTCTTCTGTATCAGCAACGAATTCAAAGTTAATTTCGCCATTGGGCATTAAGCCCTTGGCAATAACTGCGGTTGCGTAGTCTACACAAGGTTTTACACTAGGGTGAATGTAATCAATACCATTAACAGGAGCAGTTGAGTCAGTAACTGCTAGACACAAATAGTGATAATCGCTGGCACGGTTTACAGCATTCTTTGTTCCTAGGTAACGAAGATAGGATGCCATTTTGACATCCATTTGGTTTTTCATCCTGACAAAACGGGCATTAGTCTTTGTGTTTTGATTAATGTCGCTAACAGGAATTTGTTTAATATCTAGCATATGTATTATTGCCCTTTTAATCTATTATTTAGCCTGTTTATCTTGGGGCTTTTGCTCATCTTGCGGCTTGTTTTTCTTGCCAAAGATGGCATCCCAATTATCCCTGAATTGGTCCTTGGGAATTTCAAATGGTCTAGGGGTGCTGCCTTTGCCCATGATTTCTCCTTAGTGCATTAATATAATTTGTGGACGAGTTAGTTCATCCTGCATGTCACATGCCATGCATTTGTGTTCTTCTGCATCTTCCGCTGCCATTTCAACTATGGTAAAATCTTTGTCCATACTTGCCATAATTTCAGCATATGCTTTAGCATGTGGCTCACATAATATGGTTGCGGCATCTTCCACAACTACTACAAATAATGCTTGTTTGTCTGTCATTTTAAAATCCATTTTTTAGCCAAGTCTGTTCCGCTGACGATACCAGCATAAACCAATAATAATGTCCAGTCTAGGGTATCAACTTTGTGGATGATAACCCAGGTGCAGGTAGCATAACACACCGCTGTCCAGAAGCGTGTCATGCTGAAATTACCTTTTAGATCAGTAAAGAAAGTTTTAAACATTATTGTGCAGGATTGTATGCCTGCTTCCAAGCAGGTTTATTGCTATCATCTCGGCGAATATATCTATCTCGTTGAGCCATCATTCGTTGCTGTGGAGTTCTGTTGTCCCAAGGCTCTGCGATGCCCTGTAAGCAAGCGAGTATACCATAGCGACAACTATCAATGCAGTCATCAGGGTCACTAAATCTTCCTTTTTCATCTACGAAATAGTTTTGTGCTTCACTTAAGAATTGAGTGCAGTTTTCGTTTATCATTAAACTACCAACTTCCATCATTTGTCGCATCTGGTTAATGCCGTATGCTTTATGGTTGGTTTGTCTGCCCTGTGGATCAGGTGGATTCATAATCGCCTTGTCATATACATTTAGTTCGTAACTTTCAAATAATTCCCTGATACTTGCACTACTCATGGTGTATCTGCCAGCAGTATTTGCGTCAGCAGGTAGCACAATAGGAGTGCCAAACACTTCAGGACGAAGTAAATGGTTGATATACTGAGTAGGAACAGCCTCGTCAGTGCCTTGCACCACAATCTGTTTATGTAACCAAGCAGTCTTTTCAAACGGTTCCCAATAAATTAAACTAATAACAGTCTTGTCATTAACCAAGCCCAAGTCCAGACTAATTACTCTGTGGAGATTTTTCATCTCACTAAACTTGTAATCACCTGTTTTATAAGTTGGGAAACTATTTAACTGGAAAACTGCGCCCTTGCCCATAACAGGCTTACCAGCAATACGAGCCTCACGCTCATGCGGTAAGTAGTCTTTTTCCAACTGGCGTCTAGTGCTCATTAACAAGAATGGCTGACCCCATGGATCGTATTCTGGCACATCATCCCAACTTACACGAATATACTCATAACCTTCTTCACGATTCCAGAATTTGCTGACCAATCCGTTTAAACCCTTTAGGGGCGTGAAAGAACACAAGACTTTACCTTGTGTGGTAGCAGTTCTGGTTACAATTTCACTGAAGAAGTCATCTGGTGGCTGCTCGTCAAATACTGCTAGGTTCAATTTAAAACCCTGCAACTGACGAACTTCCTGTGTGTAGTTGGCAAACAACAGATAACTCTTGCCACCTGATTTGTGTTTAATTTCAACACCAATACAGTTAGCACCATCGTTACGCATGGTATCAACAATGATGCAATCTTTGGGAATAGCACCTGTGCCAATATTTTCGGTAATTTTAATATCTTGTGTGCCTAGTAATTCTTGTTGCAAAACCAAGGCTACCTGGCTCCATCCTTCGCCTGCAACCATGCAGGTAATAGGTTTGTCAAACTTGTAGCCATTCCACCATTCTGGATATAAGCCAGTTAAGTGCATGGCTGTTTCATAACAGGTAGAAACTGTTTTACCAATACGGTTTGCGGCTAGAATACCACGGCGTTCACTGTTGCCTGTAGCAAAGAACTTTAATTGATGCTCAAATGGACGAAAATATCGCAACTGGTTATATCGCATGTCATCTGCGATAGTTACAGTTAAATCCTGTAGTTGTGCCTTTAACGGTCCTGGTATTGTGTTTAATGCATCAACCGTTAAATTATTAGTTTCTACAGCATAACGCAAGGCACGAGCCATCAATGTTTCTGTGCCAAGCATATTACTCTCCTGCGGGATATCGTTGGTTTATATCACTCAACAAATGTAAGGCTGTTGCCATATCTCGCAATTCTTGGGCAGTAGCGCACCAAGTAGCAGGATCGCTTTGATCGCTGGGAGTATTGGTCAACATCTTATGCAAGCGTTCAGCAGTTAGTCGCATACAATGTTCTATCTGCCCAGGAAAGCGGGTTTTAAACGCTTCCCTGTGTGCATGATTAACCTTTTGCATGATTACAGTATCCCTAGCAATGCGTTGTTGCTGTGCTTGGTCTATAATTGCTTCTCTGGTTGTCATTTGTCCACATCCCATGGGTTATGAATTACGCTTTCGTTTAGACTGATAAACTCACGATCAACGAATACATCCCAGAAGTTACCATTGTTAACTCGCTTGCCCTGCATCATGGCTCGTAATTTTTTACCTTGTGGTGTCATTGTGCCATCTTCACGCTGAACAATTTGCTCACCTGTGCGTGGGTCAAGCCATTTCATAATTTCTGGACGCACTCTGCCAAACTTGTCAATCTTTTCGCCATGAGGTATTAGTTCAAGCGGTCCTTCAATTTCGTAACTAATTACGCCATTGTTATATTTGCGGAATGTTAAATGACACTTTTTATCTTGTGATCTAGCATCATGGTCTGGATGTGGTGCATTACCAACCCAGAAACTATTTTGAACATGCTTGCGATCTGGCAAGTTCTTATCACGCTCTGGTCGTGCTCGTAGGGGTTCTTCTGGCACCATATCGTTCTTATCAACATATGGATTTTCATTACCAATGAATTTTTCTTCAACTTCAACACCATTAAGCACATCCATGGCTACTTGATATTTGAGTTTGTTGGCTCTGCCCTTTAGGTTAAGAACAATACCTGTTTCGTCAAATACAAAACGCTCTAGTTCTTTGGCTGTAGGAAAGTCAGTCATTAGACCTTCAAGGTCATACTCTGCATTACTAATGCTTTGTGGTTTTTGTGGGGTTTTAACTGGTTCTGCTGTTGCAGTTTCTTCTGCAAAGTCTTGTGTGGGTGCTTCGTCCCAGATACTTTCTTCCTGTTTGGAAGTAGTTGCATTCTTTTTCATACGATACCTTTCTATACTATAAAATGCTAATGGACAACATAGTGTCGTCCATTTTATTTAGCGACCAATAAATGATCTTAAGTTACCGCCACGCTGAGGTGGACGATAATTTCGTGGTGCTGGTTTTAATCCACCACGGAACGGTTGTGGCTGATTAGTAATTGGCTTACCTACTGGACCACCTGCGATTTGTCCAATATTTCTTGCACCTGATATTGGTGGAATTGGCTCATCACCAATTGTATATGGAATGTTTGATCCAGGAAGTTTTCCTTGTAAGGGTCTGCCTACAGGCATTTGTTGCTGACCTACGGAACCGCCAGGTGGCATCATGGGTAGAGGCATTTGTTGCTGACCTACGGAACCGCCAGGTGGCATCATGGGTAGAGGCATTTGTTGACCTGGACCTAGGATTG